AAGATTCCATATGAAACAGGTATGGATCCATATTCAGGTATGTTTGATTTGTTAGAAGCAAAAGGCTTACTTGAAAAACAAGGCAATCGCTACAAGTATATAGATAGCGTAGGTGAAGAAACATTAGAATATCGTAAGAATTGGACAGGTGAAAAACTCGAGATGATCATGGCCGATTTGCCAGCAAAAGAAGCTCAAATGGTAAATATCGACAATGCAGCCGAAGAAGCTGTAATTGATCATAACGAGGAGTTTGCTGAATAATGAACGACGAATTCATTGCCGATATATGGATGTTAATGCTAGAATATTTCGACAAGAAACATATTGGATTGGCAGCAGAAAAGTATGTTGACACACTAATTGATTATGGTGTTGACGATACACGTTTACAAGATTTACTTGGAACGGATAAACACTTAGATGCTGCCATCCAGTATTATTTAGAAATGGATAACGAATATATTGATGAATGGGATGAGTAAATGGGATGGTATAGTCAAGTAAGTCGTGACATAAGTCAAATACCAGCGGCTATACAACATTTTGAAACAGAACTATTACAAGCAAAAACAGAAGTAAAGCTAAAAGGCAATGTTGAAAAACAAGCTTCTGAAATGCCTGGTATAGTTGAACATAGATTTAATCAACTACAAGAAATTGAAGCTATTCTAGAATATTTAAACATAGAGCTACGTAGGTTACGTAGCTCATTTTTTCAGAAGTATTTAGAAAATTATCAAAGAGCTTTATCCAGCCGCGACGTTGAAAAATATGTTGACGGTGAAGCAGACGTTGTTGACTATGAAAAGATTATAAATGAATTTGCTTTACTACGTAATAAATGGTTAGGAGTCTTAAAGGCACTTGACCAAAAGCAATGGCAGATAACTAATATAGTAAAGTTAAGAGTTGCAGGAATGGAAGATGCTACGTTATGAAGAAAGTGTTTGAATATTGGATGCCTGATAGTGATAATCACTTTGAGCGTTTAATAAACAAAAGAGTCAATAACGGCGGTCCACCACAATACCAAGATGATGTAAGAGATATGGCATACAAGTATGTCGAAGATTTTGACCTAGCTATTGATGTAGGCGCAAATGTAGGATTATGGGCAAAACCTCTTACACAAAAATTTAAAAAAGTTATAGCATTTGAACCTATGGAACAAGTGTATAAATGCTTAGAAAAAAATACAGAAAATTTGCCTGTAGAAATACATAAGTTTGCATTAGGAAACACTAACAGTAAAGTAGAAATGCAATGGGATCCTATAAACACAGGTAACAGTCATATAACAGAAATAGGATCAGGCACAATAGAAATCAAAAAACTCGATGAATTAGATTTGCCTAAATTTGGTATGTTGAAAATTGATTGTGAAAGACATGAACTACAAGTGTTACAAGGTGCGAAAGAAACAATATTAAAATACAAACCTATTATTATATGCGAACAACACCCTGATACAGATTACAATGCAGGTGAATACATAAAAGATGTAATTGGTGCTGTTGAATTAGGTAATGTAAGAAAAGATTACATATTTGGATTTGGAGCATAAAATGGGTATCACAGTTATTTCTACATATAGTCCTGGAAATTATGCAGATTACGCAAAACATTTTGTAAGCACATTGAAACGTTTTGCTGACCCTAGTGTAAAGGTAGTAATGTATACAGATGTGCAACAAAATTTTAGAAAAGAGAATTGGCATAATTTAATACTGAATGATTGTTGTCCTGATTTAGTTGAGTTTAAAAAACGTAATGGTCACAAGCCATTGAAACCTGGCAAGCGTGGATTTATAAAAGATGCAGTAAGATTTTCGCATAAAAGCTATGCAATATGTCACGCTGCAATGACTTGCACAACAAAGCAATTGGTATGGCTAGATGCTGATACAGTGTGTCTAAGTCCGTTATCAACAAGGTTTTTTAAACGGCAACTTCCTTCCGGCGCCTTTTGCAGTTACTTAGGCAGAGAACCAAAATATACCGAAACTGGATATTTGCAATTTGATATGACTAACAAATTTGCACAAGAGTTTTTTGAGATGTGGAAAATGTATTATGACACAGATGCAATTTACAATTTGCGAGGACATTTAGATTGTCATGTATTTGATATTGTAAGAAAACAATTTGAAGTTAATGGAGATGTAGTAGGTTACAATCTTGCAGAAAATGTTGATAAAAGTCATTTCAATAAAGTATTTAGAGGTAAAATGCGGCACAATAAAGGTGAGTCTAAAATAACATGGAAAACTGGATAGTTACAGGACATAAAGGATTTATTGGCTCTCATTATTATAATTATTTAGAACCAAAATATAAAACATTAGGGCTAGATAAAGATGATGAAAATAATAATAATTTAGCTGATAAGAAAAAAGTAGAAACTTTACCTGCAACAGATATATTGATACATCTAGCAGCAACAAATGGCACTAGGTTGTTTTACGAAAATCCAACTGATGTGTTAATTAATAACACAATACCAACAATAAATTTAATAGAAAGATACAGGAACACAAATACAAAATTTGTTTTTGCAAGCACCTGTGAGATATTTAATGGAGCAATAGATGCGGGTTATTACACTATTCCAACTGATGAGCAAACACCGGTTATGTTTAAAGACATTCAAAATCCAAGATGGAGTTATAGTATTCCAAAGGCTCTCGGCGAAAACTTAGTTGCAAACAGCGGCTTAGAATATCTTATAATTAGATATTTCAATATATATGGACCTGGACAAAAAGATCATTTTATAAGTGAATTTGTAGAACGTTGTCAAAAAGGTGAATATTATATAAAAGGAAATGACACACGTAGTTTTTGCTATATTGACGATGCTATAGAAATGACACACAGGCTGGTTGAGAAAACCAGCAACAAAATAGTGCATATAGGTAGACAAAAAGAAACTAAAATAGAGACTGTTGCAAAATCTATTATGGATATTATGGATATTGATCCTGATAAATTAATTATACATCCTGGTCCTAAAGGTAGTGCAAAACGCAGATGTCCTGATACAAGTCTTGTAAAGGAACTTACAGGCTTTGAAAACTACACTAGCATTTATAGTGGACTAAAGAAAACTGTTGAAAGTTTAATATGAAGATAGGTATAATTGGTTTAGGCACAGTTGGAACAGCCAATAAAAAAGGTTTTGAATATATAGGACATGATGTAGTTGTCCATGATATTAAACTTGGCACAAGTATACATGATGTATTATCTGCAGAAATTGTGTTTATATGTGTGCCAACTCCTAAAGCAGAAAATGGTAGTTGTAATACAGAAATAATAAATGATGTTATTTTTGAATTAGACTTGCATCAATACAAAGGTATAATTGCAATACGTAGCACAGTAGAGCCCGGATATACCCAATATAACATTGATCTGTATTCACACATGAAAATATGTTTTGTTCCTGAATTTTTAAGAGAAAGATGTGCTGAAAAAGATTTCATAGAAAATCACAAATTGTTAGCAGTCGGAACTAACGATATTACAATATATAGAAAGGTAGTAAACGCTCACGGCAATCTGCCAAGTCAATGTGAAATGCTTACACCTTCCGAAGCAGAAATATTAAAATATTACAACAATTTATATGCAGCTTTACGTATAACATTTGCAAATGTAATGTTTGAGTTGTGTGAAAAGTTTGATTGCGATTACACAGCAATAAAAGATGCATATGTAAAGACTGGAAAAACAAATGATTTATATTTAGACGTAAACAATAATTTACGTGGTTATGGTGGTATGTGTTTACCAAAGGATGTTTCTGCTATAAATCATTTATTTGAAAAACTTGATTTAGATTATACGTTATTACAAAGTGTGCAGCAAGATAATCATAAATTTAAGAAAACAGTTTTCAACGGTATGAGAGATGACATATAGTCAATCATATCAAGATATTTTCGCACTACAGATTTGTAAAAATAAAACCTATATAGAAATAGGAGCCAATCGTCCAATAAAAAGAAACAATACATTCTTATTGGAGAAAAAAGGATTCAAAGGTTTTAGTATAGAATATTCTAAAAAATGGCAGACTAGTTGGAAAAACAGTAAACGCTCAAATAAAATTTATTTCGCAGATGCAATGAAATTTAATTATGAACAAGCTATACAAACACTTAGGATGACAAATAGTTTTGGTTACCTTAGCTGTGATATAGAACCTAACACCGCAACTTTTCAAGCACTAAAACATGTTATAGATAGTGGTATTGATTTTGAATGTATTACATTTGAACATGATTTATACACAAGTAAAAAAGATATAAGATATAAAGTAGACAAATATCTTATAGACAAAGGTTACAAAATTGCTGTCACTGATGTTTACTTGCAGCCTGATAAAAACAAGTTATACGAAACTTGGTATATAAAAAATAGTATTGAGTTTGAAACTTGCAGATTTGACGATTATATCAAAACAATCAAACAATCATAATAGTAGCATATAAATACCTTATGAAAGTAGTATTGGTTACTGGAGGATTCGATCCTCTGCACTCTGGACATATTGAATATTTTAAAGAAGCAAGGACGCTTGGAGATAAATTAGTTGTAGGTATTAACAGTGACGAATGGTTGACACGTAAAAAGGGTAGACCTTTTATGCCTATTCAAGAACGTGCTGCAATAATAGAATCATTAGCATGTGTAGATCAAGTTATAGGATTTGACGATAGTGATAATAGTGCTTGCGGTGCAATCTATAAAGTAATGGCAACACACGGCAGATGCACATTAGTATTTGCTAACGGTGGAGATAGAACAGAAACAAATTCACCAGAATATAAAACCTATGGAGAACATGCACATGTAGAATTTGCATTTGGTGTAGGTGGAGAAAACAAAAAAAATTCAAGTAGTTGGATATTGAATGATTGGAAATCTCCAAAAACAGAACGTCCGTGGGGATTTTATAGAGTCTTAGATAAAGGACCAGGATGGGCAGTAAAAGAACTTACAATAATGCCAGGTAAAAGTTTATCTTATCAAAGACATAAACATAGATCAGAACATTGGCATGTTGTTCAAGGCATTGTAACAATAGATACAGATTGGAACAATATAATACAAACAAATGATGTTAAACCACAACAAAGTTTTGATATAGGTCCTGACGTTTGGCATAGGCCTCATAATAATACGGCAGAGCCAGTAAAGATAATAGAAACATGGTTTGGAGATATTTTAGAAGAGTCAG